CCGTCCTCGTGGTCGCGAACGCGACCGACACTAAACTGCCTTCCGCGAGCAAGGTCGCGGACGAGGACGTAGAACGATGAGTATTTCATTTTTTGCTCACCATTTTTTTCCCAACCTGACTTGTGCGTCAGGTTAAACACGACTAAATTCTTCATTTTATTCTCCATTTTTGGTTGAAAGGTGGGTCCCGCCCGGAGGCGGGACCCCTTTGGTGTTAAAAAAACTTCTTCGGCCCGGCCTTCGCCGTTTCCGGTCCATCGTCGTAGACGATGGCCTCGCGGTTCTTCGCCTTTATATAAATTGCTCCGCCACCTTTCGGCGGAGCAATTACGTCAAGACCTGCCTCTTTGTTTGAGGTCGTGGCCTTGACTACCTGAAAACGGCAAAATGTGCCGTTTTCGTTTATCTGAACCATTTCTAGTTCAACGATCACCTTAATCGGCTTGATCCCCCGTTTCCGAAGAGTTTCGTACGCCATATAGCGTTTTCCTATTTACAATGTTAATCAGCAGGGCAGGATTGCCCTGCCGAACTGGAGAGCACTCGCTTTCCAGTGATCCCAATAAGGCATAAGCATCCCAGATTGTCAAATCAGGCCCTGAGTTTCAGTGTTTGAGCCATAGGCTGACACAGGCCGCCCCGCACAGGCCCTCGAGGTTGCGGCGGCGCGCGGCGGCACCGGGGGCACATGGACAGAGAAAATCTACGCGCCCCCTAAATGTACCCAACCTCTCAAAGCACGACCCCTAAAACCAATGTTAACCTTAACTTAACCCCACTTGACACTTCCGCCTGCGGAAGTTACGTTCCCGCCATGTTCGCACCCGTCGAGTATACCAAGTGGACCGACCGCCTGTGCTTTGACATCGCCCTCAAGCTCGAAGGCAGTGGTGAAGACCTGCCTGAAATCCTCAGCAGGCACAGCCTGTCTTCGACAGACTTGGCCGAGTTCTCCAAGGACCCGGTGTTCGACAAGAAGGTCAGGCACTACCGGGACGAAATCCGTGAGAAGGGCATCACCTTCAGGCTGAAGGCACGCGCACAGGCGGAAGAGCTTCTCACAACCTCATGGTCTCTCATCCATCACCCGGATGTCAGCGCAGCCGTCAAGGCAGACCTGATCAAGTCCACCGTCAAGTGGGCCGGTCTGGAGGTCAAGGGTGACGGTCCCGCCGAAGGGACCGGTGGTGTGTCGATTACGATCAATCTCGGTGGTGAGAAGCAGGACCTCAAGGTCGTGGAACATGAACCTGCCGAGTGAAGTCTTTGCGACCGCAGGTGCGGCCAAGCAGAGGGAAGACGAACTTCGCGCCGCAGGCGCGTCCTTCAAGACCCAGATCGTGAAGACCCGCAAGCGCGGGCTTGAGTACAGGATACAGCTTCTCGATGTCACTGACCATTGACTACACGCCGCCGCCGACCGGCAGACGCTTCATGGAGAGCGATGCCAAGATGCGCACGCTCATGGGACCGGTAGGGTGCGTTGCACCCAACACGCTGGTGCTCACAGAGTATGGACCTATGCCCATCTGGCGTATAGATCGTCCAATGCGCGTTGTATCGTGGAACGCGACGACATGTCAGTTCCAGCTTTCTTGGTGTGGTGGAGCGTTCCCGAAAGGAACGGACTATCTGTACCGAGTGACAACGCCGCAAGGAGAATTTGTCGCAAGCGGACATCACCTGACTTACGCCGCTGACCATAGCTATCGACACGTTCAATCGTTGCTCCCCGGTCAGTCCTTGAGCCTATGTTCTGACGTCCCTTCTCTGACCAGAGCTTTGTGCGACCGGTCGTTGTCGCTGCGAGATGCTCCCCGTTCGACGCAAACAGCCGTAGGTTTTCTGGCGCGTTATGCAGCGTCAGCCCGTCAATATGGTCTACGACTTCTTCAGGAAGAAGGTACCGACCTAGATGTTGTTCAAGCACTAACCGGTGCTCATAGATCAGCTTGCCTGAACGGCGTGTCCGCTGGCGGGCGTGTGGGTGGTCTTTTGGGGCGGTTACAAGAACATACCCGTCAAGGTCTATCCGCCGCCCTGACACATATTGGTGGTTTGCTTTCCCCGGTTGGGCACCCCCACCCAGCCTTGGCAGGTTCAGCCGCAGCACCACTTTCCGCACATATCGAGGCGATAACCCCGTCAGTTCGGCTATCTCAACTGATGACCGCGATCCGTTCGACAGGGATACAATCTTCAGGGTGTTCTCACCCATCTGACATAAACTCCATATCCAACCGGCCCATATTGTCAGTCGAGCGCGAGAATGTCAAGCAGTCGTATTGGGATATGCAGGTTCTTGATACGAACAACTATGTCACGGTAGATGGCGCGATCCACCACAACAGCGGCAAGAGCGTGACCTGTTCCTTCGAGATCGTGCGCAGGGCATCCATGCAGGCTCCCAACAAGCAGGGCATACGCAAGACCCGCGCGGCTGTGGTCCGCGAGACGGCACGTCAGCTTCAGGATACCACCATCAAGACCTTCCTCGACTGGTTCCCTCCGGGCGTGTGCGGCGAGTACATGCGCACCACGAAGACCTACTACTTCAAGGTGGGCAACGTCGAGTGCGAGATCATGTTCCGTGCGCTCGATGACGCCGATGACGTGGCGAACCTCAACTCGCTCGAACTGACCTTCGCGTGGTTCAACGAGTGCAGGGACATCCACCCCGACATCATGGACGCCATGTCCAAGCGTATCGGACGTTTCCCGTCGAGCAAGGACGGTGGGCCGACGTGGCACGGGATGTGGGGCGACACCAACCCACCGACCATGGACACATGGTGGTACTACCAGCTTGAGGGCCTCGACCCCAAGGACGGCGTTAGCCCCAACAACAACGGATGGGCGGTGTTCAAGCAGCCGTCAGGGCGCAGCCCGTACGCGGAGAATATCGACAACCTCCCCGAAGGGTATTACGATACACAGGGTCGCTCTGAGGAGTACATCCGTGTCTACATCGACGGTGAGTACGGGCTTAGCTCGGCGGGTCTGCCGGTCTACAAGTATTTCCGTCCTGATTACCATATGGCCTCTGAGCGTCTTCGTCATATTGCCAATGGCGTTCGCCCCATTGTGGTGGGCATGGACTTGGGTCTTACGCCTGCGGCGGTCATTGGTCAGCAGGACCCGCGCGGACGCGCCCTTGTTCTCGCGGAAGCGGTCAGCTACGACATGGGCGTCCAACGCTTCGTCAGGACCATGCTCAAACCCCTCATCTACGAACGCTTCCCCGGAGCGCCCATCCTTGTGGTCACCGACCCGGCAGGCGTCCAGAGGGCACAGACGGACGAGCGCAGCGCCGTGGATATCATCCGGGCGGAAGGGCTGAAGGTCATCCCGGCCAAGACCAACTCGATCTCGGCACGTATCAACGCCGTGGATGAGTACCTCATGCGGCAGGTGGATGGCGACCCGGCCTTCCTCGTGGACCCCGGCTGTACACAGCTTAAGGCTGCAATGATGGGTGGATATCGCTACAAGCCCAAGGGTGATAGCGATATCGATAAGAACAAACACAGCCATGTGGCTGAGGCCCTTCAATACTTAATGTTACATATCGCCACTGCGGGTGAGGGCCACGCACTTCAGCAGAAGCGCGAGATCAAAGTGCTTGCCGCCGCAGGGTGGACGTGATAGGTTCACCTCGTCCAGTTCGGACGTTTCCTCCCTGACTTGGCCCCCGCAAGGGGGCCTTTCTTTTGGCTATTGCCACACCTGTTGGTTTGCTGTAAGCATACCCTCAGCTTTTAGCTGAGGAGACCCTATGGCTGTCATCTCGTTTACCCGTTCGGAGCCTTCGGCGTCCAAAGCCAAGATCGTCACATGGCTGGCCATCGCCAACGATGACACGGCTACTCCGTTCCTGCCGGTCGAACTCGACACGGCGGTTGCGTCGGTCCAGATCAGCGGCACCTTCGGCGGTGCCACTCTCACCTTCCAGCAGTCCAACGACGGCACCAACTGGTTTACGGCCAAGACGCCCATTGGGGATAACGTATCTGCCACAGCGGCTGGCATGTTCGAGCTTTCCCTGTCCGCTCTCTACGTTCGCCCCAGCATTGCTGGCGGCTCCAGTTCGTCGCTTAACGTGATCCTCGTGGCGCGGGGCTGACATGAGGCGCGAGCGTATATCCGCGCTTGTCCGTAGGCGCATAAGCACCAAAGAAGGCGGTGAAAGTTTGACTTTACGTCAGCTTGGCGATGAATGGAACGGGATGGCCTTGGATTTTACTTCCAACATCTGTGTTACTCGTGTGTCTCTTGGCGCTGAAGCGTTGTTTGGCTCCGGGCCGATTGCGTCCGCTAGT